CGGAAAAAGCATACGCTGAGGCCGTTCTTGTCGCGCGCAATAGCGGCATGGCTGACATCGAGTTGAACCCTGGCCCAGTGACCCACGTAGTCAGAGATTTCCTAACCTACGTGGACACTATGGAGACACTCGTGGGAGGAAGTGTTTGCTTGCGGTCACATGAGTACACCGGGGTTGTTCCGATGAAAGCCACCATCTCCTTATGGGGGCACACGGCGAGCATTGACTCAGACGGTGAGGCCTTGGCTTTTGTGTTGAGCGATGATTATAGCCCGGCATTTGCCAGACAATTTGCATGCCTCATCAGTGCCATGTGTTCATTCTCAAAACCAACGATCAGCCGGTTAAGACTGAATGAGATCGCGCTCATCAATGCATACGATGTGAACTCAATGGCCTGTTGTTACCCTGATCCCATGCCACATGACCTAGTTTTGACCCTGCGCTTTGGAGTGTACGACGGGTATTCCCTCAATTGGGGTTATAGCCACAACCACATCCGAGTGATTTACACAAAATTGCAATGTGACTGGAAACCCGACGTGGCGTTCCCGCTGCCACACTTCCAGGGTTCACCTGGCTGTATGAGCTTGCCACTACATCATCACGGTTACTTCCTAGCGCCAAATGACAAATGGATTGCCATGTTACACTTTGAAGCTGGGCAACGAATTGCTGATCTCAACGCCTACAAAGTGGCCATCCATCGAAACCATAGGCATCATCACCCAGTAACGCGTCTAAAAATTGGGCGCAAGGGGTCAGATTGTGTCTCATGTGGGGCCATAGGGGTGGTTCATAACGGCTCATGTGAAATCAGGGACATTATGGGTGAATGCAGGGCACAGAATGAACTGACGACACGCCGTAAGGCAGAGATCAGCCCGACATCACAGGTTGTGTGGGACGAGGGACAAGACATCGCTGCATTAGTTGCTGCATGGTGCATAGTTAAAGGTCACTTTGCCTCAGTGGAGCCAGTGTTTGTCACTCCGGATGATGGTGAGATGGTTATCATCTCAAACAGAAACCACGATACCACTGGCTGGGCGAACACTCTAGGCTTACTGAAGGGGCGTGCCCCAACTGGCATAAGGAACGGACTGCCCTGGACACCTTGTACAGGAACGTACCGTGGCTTGGAGAAAACCCATCTGCGCAACAACCGAGGGACTGGCCTGTACAGCACACGCTTTGGTGAGTACCATGCCGAGATCAACGAGCAGCTATGTGATATATTGCGTGCCATCAATCTTCTCGTCGCCGGCCAAAAAGCTATCTTTTCAGCCAACCCTGATGATAAGCCACTAGCTGGTTGGGTAGGTATAAACTTCGGACACAAGGAAAGCCCTGGCTGGCATACGATTAAGGTCAATCTAGCGACAAAGTGCGCCAGGGAATACGCCTACTGGAGAGTCCTTGGTCTATACTCTACTGCAAGCGAGAAATGGATTGTCAACGGGCGTGAACACGCTTCGTTCGCCTTGCCTGATCTAGTGCCAGGTCGCCTTTCATCGTTTAATGTTGTGCACGGTTTGCCACTTCTGCTAAATTCTTGTAGAACTGACATCACACTGTGGGATCTTTCGCGATTCGCTGGCTGGCTCAAGGTCGCACACACGTACGGCGCTGATGAGTGTTTCCTCAAAGATTACCCTCTGACGAGTTGGCATGCTAGAGAATTGAAAGACGCCGACTTCTCTTTGCTACCGCTCGAGGGCGGGTACAGGGATGTCCAGATGATGGTGCTGAGGAAAGAATGGTTCAAAGGTGAGCTCACACGTCAAAGTATGTCACTCCACCTGGCAAAGCTTGCGACTAGCAATCGTCTTTTTCCCGTTGGTTCTGTCAGTCTGCTAGAAGAGGTAGAACAAAACACACTCGGAGACGTAGAACTGCCATTCATCACAGACCCGGAAGATGACTTTGAGGGCAAACAGGACACCTTGCTCATTGTGACATTTGGGACACATGGTGATCGTGTTCCAGTTTATTACATGGCCCGTGTGATGATGAGCTGGGGAATCAAACTCCGCGTGTGGAATGCGCACCAAGTGAGTAAAGACGGCTTGCAGATGTTAGCTGATGGAGATCTCACCCAACTTGCTGGCCCTTTCCTAAAACTATGGGTCGCATCATCGTACGGCTTTAAAAATGTAATGTTGCCACACACTGTGACAAGTGGCCGATGCATCACATATGACCTCACACCCCGTGCGATGATATCGGAAATTAAATATGCGCCAACCCTGATGGGACAGTTGGCTTCTTTCGTGTCTAAATGGAACAACCCAGTGATCATAGTTGGCAACCTGCCTGGATGCAATACACCACGCTCATCAGACGGGATCAAGAGACTCCCTAAGCCCTGCAAAACCGGAAAAAAGAGAGCACCAGCTGCATGGCTAGCAGGCTCAGCGGACAAGTCAGTGATCCCAACTAAAATCCGTGAAGCATACCCCGAGATAACAGAAAGTGACCATCTGGTAGAGTTCAGGAAGTACGAAAGAATTTACTGCCATGGGGGCCAAGGTACAGTCCAGACAGCACTATCGTGTGGCGCCACACCGATTGTTTGTGACCCTTCACTGGACAGAACGTTTGTGAGGCAACTGGAGCCGGCCGATTACAGCAGTACAGACTTTCAGGTACTGCGTAACACGCTCAGACAAGCCGGTTTCCTCCCTGACACCCTATGGTCACGGCTGTCCAATCGCGCTCGGCTGCTCATGGATCCCTGGTTTATTTTCGCCACCATTCTTTGTGTGTGGACATTCTTTAGCGTATCCACAATCCTACCCCTGACTTTCTTCAATTTCATGGAACTGTATCCGCGGCACGAGAAGCGGACGCGTTGGTCAAGGGTCACAAGGTGGTTAGACTTGTGGTTTGAACATTTCGTCGCTATGAAAGTCATTTTCCCGTTCTTAGGATTTTGGTACTTCACGCTTCTTGTCATAGTGCTTGAAAGCGCCCGCAACATAGCCCGCTACCGTGTCAGCCAAAGGTTCGGGAAGGCTTCTTTAGTTTTCAACACGAAAAGAGCATGGCCATTATGGCACGTCAAAGTCGTCGATAACACCACCGGGAAATGCCTCGAAATGAACTGGCAAAACAGGGTTGACAATCTGCGAGGGTCGTTTAGAGGGCAAGAGACGTGGTACACACCAGATGCACGAGAATGGCGGCTGCCGATTAATGTGAACTACAGGAGACTTCGCGACTATCTGCTTTCGATAAACGGAAAATACCGGCCATGGCACAATTGTCAAAGCGCAATAATCGCAAGTGAGCCCCTTAATCCTTCGTTCGTTATCTTGCTATTCATGCAGGCAGTGGCAGTGCCACTGACAGGTGTCGGCTTCGGCCTTTGGGCGTGGGCTCGAAAGAACAACCTGGTCACAGGGAATTTGCCATTGGATAGTTTCTTCAGAATGGGCCCAGATCAGACAAACGCAGATACCTCAGAGGACGAAGATGAGACAAGTCCAGATGATCCTAGCTCTACTGAGTTCGACACCGATTCAGACAGACTGCAGGCTGACACAGACAGTCTTGTGTTTGAAGAAGCTGCTTCATTGGCGGTGCTTGCTTCAGAAGGACCAGAGGCATTGAGCGAGGATGAGGCGATCCACTGCGCGATCATGGCCGTGCACAAGAAGCTTGTCGGGCACCAAACAAAACAAGAGGCCAATCAATTACCCATCAAGGACAGCGAGCTTCTGCTTGCTTTAAACAGATTGGGAGATGACTTAATAGCCCTTGTAGGCGAGACCCCTGTAGTGAAGGAAGTGGTGGCATGGCTAAGAGGTCTGGCACACCAAATCTCACAAGTGACTCGACGTGTCATACTAGTATTGGGCTCGCTGCTTGATTATGTGTACATTGTGGCCAGAGCAGCCTTTGACGCAGTCGCACTCTGTGTGTACACTTTCATTGATTACATACTGCCAACCAATCTTGCAAAACGGTTGAAGGCAGTGTGGGGTCTCGGCGGCTTAGCAAAAACGCCTGCCCTCAATGCGACACGGAGAATACTGGAGTCAATGGCAGAAATGGCGAATCAGCCGCGAGGCGTGTTCGAGGATGATTTCAGTAGCCTGGTCGAAACACTGCGATCACATAGACAAGATGGCGCATTGCCCACCAAATGGCAGGTTATCACTCCTTTACAATCAGACGTTGAAAGAGTTGTTTCATGCTATGGGCACAACTTCACCTCTAACCCGTTAGACCAAACTAAGGTACTCATAACCACCAGGCCAGAGCCGTCACGGAACACCGCAGGCAGGGTTTTCTTTGATCCCAGTAACAAAGACGCTAAGCAATTTATCCCACTAGATCATGATAGCAGGATGAAGGCCATCGTTTCCCCACGCGCCAAAGCTTGCAAGGAATTATGTGAGAGGATCAATCTCACAGGTCACAGGGTTGTTTTCGCGACAGGAAACCAAATGAAAGCCGACGAAATGTCCGCACTCTTAGGCGTACCAGTGGAAATCTTTGACCCGAAGGTCAAAGAATTGCATCATACAGATGTCTGCACAGTGGCCAAGGACAAATTAATTAAGGCCGAGCGCAAACTGATAAGTACAGGCCATAGTCCAAAGGCTGTCCTTCTTGTCGATGACTCCGGGTTAAGCATAGAAGGTAAAGGCCCGGCAGGATTGATTAAGAATGTGTTGACATCAAAAGGGAATAAGCGGTTTGCTCAAGAAAATCACGGCAAATCTGCGACTGCCCAGTGTGCTTTGGCCTTCACCTTACTGGGAAGCGGGAACCGACAAGTCATTCTTGGTGAAACACTAGGACGAATCGAGGATAACAACTGTCACCTCCCGGATGGGAATTGGGATGCAATGTTCGGCGTTGAATACGGACACCGGAGGCCATACACTGAAGCGGCAGCAGCCATGGCCGCTGACCTCACCGCGTTCCCTGTTCGGACGTCAGCTGAGTTCGACGCTCTAATTCACAGGCTCATACCAGATGATGCGTATAAAATTGGTGGACCGCAACAACGTGAAGTGACATTGGCAAGGAAGCCCATTATGTCCAGGCAAGAAGCCCAAGTGCTGTACGGTGACCGCTGGTCTAAGCATGTGCGGGAAGAGAAAGTCTTGACTGAACGAAACGAGCAATATAAAGCTAAGATTGGTACGGACCAAGTAATACTCGGTCACCTCGACCCCGAACGACTAATGGAATCCGGCTCTCGCTACGGTGCTTTCCTAAACCCAAAGCTAGAGTTGGAAGCAGTGCCAGCACCACTCAGCGACGATGACATAGCGCGAGCCGAACGAGCCGCTTCAGCAATTATAAAAGCGTACCCCGAACAGTTCAAAGATGCAAAGATGACACACCCCAATTCCATCCTATCTTATATAAAGACAAAGTACTCACCGGGTAGCCCCTTCATAGGGCATTATAAGACTCGGGAGGAAATGTTGAACGCAGGGTGGGAACGGGCGATCATCAGTAAGACCATCGCAGACATGAAGTCAGGAGTATATCGGCCACAATTTTATCATGGCTTCGGGAAAAGTCAGGTTGTCAGCCTCGATGATCTAATGCGCGGCAAATCAATCCGCACGGTAGTGGCGGAAGACTTGGCTAGTTATTTCATTGACCAGGTTGTCCAACTGGAACGCAACCATCGGGACACCTGGCGAACCACGAATGTAGGTACTGGTATGCCTCTGAATCAAAATATGGCACTCCTCTTCAATAAGCTCGCTAACTATAAGAACTACATCATTGCTGATGCAAGTGCTTACGACAGCAGGCTCAAGAAGATCACGTTCGAGACTTTGTCGCGGCTGGCAGAAAAGGGCATGCACCCGAAGATGGCATCAGTCTTACGCGCAAAGTATAAGGCTATGGGGAATGCACATATCATCATGATCACTAAGGATGGGTACAAGCGGTCACTTTTCAAAGACTTGCGCCATCGTAACCGTTCTGAAGTGCGATACGCACCCTTTGCTAATACAATGGACAAGAACTGCGGAGGCGGCACTGGTCAAAGCGGAACCACTTTCGACAACACGTGGGGAATGAAAGCAGCAATGGCAATGGCTTATGAGGAATATCATCAGGGCAAGAGAACTATGGATGATTTCTTCGACGAGTCCAAGAATCTCTTCGGAAACACCAGCGACGACACTATATGGGGAACCAATGATGACATCGACCTACAGCGTTTCAGTGAGATAGCTCTCAAATATGGCCTGGTATTAACCATGGAACAAACGAGTGACATTTCCAAAGCTGAGTACCTCGGGAAGAACTGGGTGCCTGTAACAGCCGAAGCAATAAAGGCTATAGATGAGGTTAACAAGCAATACAAGCTTGACATAGCGTATCCAGAAGGGCTAGTAATCCAGGACCCACAAAGAGTCTTCACACGACGAACCGCCATCAGGTATTACCAGCAGAGCCCTCACCAAGCAAAATACCCAAAAGGGCTGCTGGATCGGACTATCGGTCATGCCACATTATGTGCTTTCGTACCAGATCTGTATGTCAGGTTACAGGCGGAATACATCGAGGATGCTGTGCGATTGATCCACAACACGAAGGATGCCAATGGGTGTTACATCAAACCGCAAACGACACAGCAGTATGACACAGCCATGGCATGGTTCAGCCTGAAGAAGGAAACAATCGGGTACAGGATTCATGTTAACTTCAATCCCAACAAAGGTGGTATTCCAATGGAAATTGCAGAACGGCTGCGGTGGTTGCAGACACACCCTTTCCCGGCGTACAATGAGGTCATCAAGAACCACATGAAGATCCTACCTGAGAAAGAGAGCCAAAAGCGCCATGACAAATTCCTTGCCATCCTGCAAAAAAATATAGGCCCAGAACAGCGCATAAATTCGCTTCTGGACTTTGCAAGAGACATCGTTAGTGGCATTCCGGACCGTGTTTTCCGCATGCACCCAGCATTGGACATGATATACCCTGACCCTATTTTCCAGACTCCAAACCAACGACATGAAGCGATGGTATACCTCGCGCACCGCCCAGAAACCATGACTGAGTTCGAGCATCAAATTGCTCAAGGGCCATACGGGACATGTTGTGACGGGCTTAAATTCTGGCAGCGAATCACAGAAGATGATAGCTACAAGGCCCAGATCGAGGCTACGCCACTATACGCGTACAAGAACCTGCAGACAATCGGGTCCTTACTTTATGGGTTTTTATATCTGGTGGAATTCTGGGTGAGTGGGATCCCGTTTCTCGGTACCATATATCAATTGATAATGTTCGCACTTGTGGACATGAACAAAGTGTATGCGGTGATGAACAGCGTATACTGGCACATCCACCTGCGTTCTAGTCTACCCATTTCCGCCATGAGACCACGTGACCCGTACGTGCATAGTAAGCGCCTCGCAATGACCATAGCTGACTGTCTGCCCTTATGGGTGGGGATGGTTCTGCGGTTTGATCTTGTGCTCGATAACATAAGCACATTGGTCGAAACGGCAGCAACTACCCTGAACGCGGCTCAAGCTGTGAAACCGACTGGTTTACCGAACAAAACAGCTAATGAATGGAGTGAATACGCATACGAATACTATCATTCAGCGGTTATGAACGGCCGGATCGCGATCAAAGCAGAAACAGGGACTGGTAAGTCAACATACTTCGTGGAAGCCTTACGACATGTGGTCAAGCGCGAACGCAGTGGGCGAGTATGGGTTGTCGTCCCTCGAAGAGTCCTGAGGGACGACTGGTCGCTACCCTTTGGCACAAAGTTCCAATCGTTGCAAAAAGGTGTGACCATCCAAGGGAACTACGACCCGGTAATTTGCACATACGGTCACTTCCTAATCCGTCTCGAGGCCAAAGAATTTAACAAAGACAAAGACATCGCTGTCTTTGATGAATTCCATGAAATGAGCGGGGAAATGATTCTGGCAAACCATTTACTGCGCAAGCAACCTGTTATACTGTTAAGCGCGACACCTGTCCCCGTACCAGGGTTAGAGAATTTAGTGATCAAGAGGCCACCTGTGACAAAGCTGAATCGCGTGAAAATCTACGAGATGGAGGGCAATGCTGTAACCATGTTCCAACAGGCCATGATGCGACACCCGGAAGCCGTGGACCGCACATTGATCATGGTCCCAACCTACAGCGACATCGATAAAACGATTGCAGGGCTGAGAGTAACCATCAAGCCGGAGCAACCTGTTATGGAACTTTCAAATCGCACCCGTGTCACGGAGCGCGCAGATCATGAGGCTGCCTTGCGCAACGGTAAATACATATTCGTATGCTCGCAGATTGTAGATGCTGGCTTCGATGTTAAACCCCCTGCCAGGCTAGTCATTGATTCGGGCTTACAGATCCAGAATGAAAAAGGCCGGATCACAGAGCCGCGCTGGAGCTCGCCCGAGAACGCAGAACAGCGAGCAGGCAGAACAGGTCGCAACTCTGACACCGTCGACGGGATTGTTTTCAGGCACGCAAACGCAGGGACAGGGAAACAAACCATTGCATACCCTGCTGGCTCATTGTTCATGAACACCGTCGTGGCTGATTTCTTTAAAGTCCCGCAACTGATGCCAGTTGACAAGCCCATAGCAAGGAGGTTCCCTGTCTACAACTTCACAACTGGCAAAGAGTACACAGTACCACCAGCAATGAAGTACAGTCTAAATTTCGTGTTCTTGGCAGCAATGTCAGGCGTGAGGGAAGACCAGATGCAGAAGTTCTACAAAACGTACGCAATCGAGGGGAAAGCACTACCGGAAGAATACGATTGGCTACAACTCGTCTTGAACACGATCCCACGGACCATCCTTAAAAGATTCGAACTATGGGAAGCAGTTGACACTCACTTGGCAAGAAAGCCATTCATGGTCAATGTCAGGAGGCCACACGGGATAGTCACTGAACAATGGGGCTTAAAATACCCTATCGACAATGACTGGCGCGTGCCAACTAGGTCAGTAAAAGAAACTGTCAAGCTAGGTCATCTATCTGACATGGGTGCCACATATAAGGAACTGTTCAGCAAGCTAAAGAAAAACCACGGAGATGTAAAAGCAATGGCCAAGACCCTGAAAGACAATCGCAATCTCTTACACGAGGTATCAGAAAGTGCGGTAACAGCCAAAACTCGGAAACGGCGGGCACTTGACCGGGGCCTGCACCGAGAGATCATTGAAACGATCAGGTTTGATGGCGAACGCCAGCAGACAGTCCGGTCCAATGCATGCACATACTGTGGTGGCCAATCGCAACATGTTCACGAAAACAAGGGAGGGTTCACGAGAGTGGACTTCATACCTGTGACAGTCAGACGTTAGACTAAGGTGGGGAGTCCGCGCCCTAGAAAAGACGGATTGGCCTAGACTGCACCAAAGTTAGGCCAGCCTCGTGTGGTAAACACGCTAAGTGGGATCGGCGTCCCACCTCTAGTACCAAAATGCCGGGAGTCTGCGCCCTGTGAAAGACAGATATGGAGTCCGCGCCTTGGAAAGACGGAACAACCCTGCTTTGGGATGGGCAGTATAATAGAAAAAGAACCCCGCAGTGCGGATCGCTGGCCGGCAGGTTAAACACCTGTAGCAAATGTATCTGGATCGTGCGTAAGACCGGACGATGACGTGAGAAGGCTTCTCACCGCAATGGGCCAAGAAGGCAAAAGCCTGCGGCGCAAAACGCGGACATGTTCGACAAAATGCCCCTCGCTCGCAACGAGGTTAAACACGCTCGCGAAGCGGTTAGTCGCCGGTAGGAACGACCGAGAAGGGCGACACCACAAAATTGTGGGCCCTCAGTCATTCACAGACTGACCAGCTAACGTCGTAAAAGAAGCAAGTCGGGAACAACACTGAAAACCGAGCAACGGTGAACTGAAGACTTTGGCAAGCAACCAAGTAAATACTCGAGCTAGCAGAACGTCTACTGTTCAAAATGACGGGGCTTGGGATGGCCCCTAAAAGCATCCAGTTTGTGTCACTACATCACACGTTGAGCGAACGTAAAACGCTGGCTCCCCGTCGCAACAGCAAAAGGGCGTGAGGTATGTGAATCACGATAAATAAGATCACATCGGCAGTGACACGATAGTCACAAACCTTGATCCTAGAAGGTTAATGCGTGAGGTTGAAACTAGTAACGCATAGTGTTGGAATTTTGTTCCATCATTTCAGAATGATCCCTCTTCATCCTAGTGAGCATAACATGCTATCTGGAAAGAAAGGATATCACAACAGGCTCTGATGAGCACGATGTTCTGAATTGGTGGCCGCGAGCAGATGAATGCACGGCACTATAGGGCAAAGTCGGAACGTCCCCATAAGGAATCCTTGAAAATATCTTGAGAAACTTTATAGGAGGAGGAGTAAACCGAATAGACCAGTCCATAGCTGTAAGGACGCCTCGGGTGAGAATCCACGAGTAGTAGTAGGGCGCGGGGGTTTAAATACCTATCCGAGAACGCTTGGTCCCTTCCGTTTCAAACAGCTGCAAACGGTGCTTATCCCTGCTAGACCCCCATCCATTAGGATGGTGTCGAGCTGGTGATAAGGTAAACAAAAAAAAAAAAAA